GAACCATTTAATGCCATTGTACCTTCACCAGATTGGAAGACCACACCCAACGAGAAAGGCGAATTGCCAATCAAAAGGGAACATAAGAACCCAGATGGTAAAGTAGTTTACACTACATACGATTTTCCAGATGGTAAGAATGACGACAGATGGTATTCCTGGAACGTGAACAACTGGGGTACTAAATGGGAAATTGACAAAGGCAGTTGTGACCACTTGGATGAATGCTCTTTTGAATGTGAGTTTGAAACAGCATGGTCACCAGCAGAGGGAATTTTCTACGCATTACGAGAGAAATTTCCTGATGTTGATTGTACATGGTTTTATGATGAACCAGGAATGATGGTCGCAGGGTACTTAGGACAATGAGAAGTTTTTTACTTGAGTGCTGTGAGATTAACTACTTCACAATCGAAGTAGATGCAGAGAATGAGGACGAGGCAGCAGAGAAGGCACATGCCAACATAAATTCATTTGATGTCATTGATGAGTATGTTTCCGAATGGAATATAAACGACATCAGGGAACTTGATGATGGAGGATGTGCCACTTAGCAAACTGTACACCATACCCCTTCACAGGGGTATTTTTATGTGTATAATGAAAGAGTAGTCAACCAAAAGCATTATGTCAGTTTTACATCATGAGGAGTTGCTTGAAACATGTTTTGAAACAGCATGGGACGAGTTTAGAGCATCCAACAAGTTAACTCTAGAACAGATGGAAGAGTTATGGGATTTCTCACGTGGCACACGTGACGCCATAGAATCAACCGCACGCAAACTATTCACGGAGGCATGTCAGTAATGTCATTTTTCAAGCACGTTAAACTTCACGAGTACGACATCACAGACAAGGGCATCTCTCAAGCATGTTATGATGAACTTGTCGCAAGTGGTAACAATTCCACAGAGGATCAATTAAAAGTCCTTGCTGATGACATGCGTGAACAGTTTAAGGATTACATGCGACCATTGTTCGCATAGTAGGACAGTTCATGAACTGGCACGGGGTGACTTGAAACGTTACCCCGCTGCCCTATAATAAAAGAGTAGTCAACCAAAGCATTCCACATGAGATTAATTGAACGTCAAATGAATCAGGCAATCAGAAACTGTTCTGATTTCAGAAAGGACAACACAGAGGTTGTCAACATTCGCGGCAATGCATTTGTCTATCTACACGGCAATCACATCGCGACTGTATCAAATGATTCAATGCAAATCTTTGACGGCGGTTGGAGATCTAACACCACCAAATCAAGATTGAACGCCCTATGCTATGAATTCTCATATGGGTGCGGCGTATTCCAAAAGAATTTTGAGTGGTTCATTTCATCACGTGCAGGCACCGTTGATTTTGACAACGGTTATGAATTACCGCTGGCAACTTGATGGGGTCCAATTCATCTCCTATTCTAGGGGTCTACTATGACCCCAAGAGTAGAAGGCAACCAGTTCACGAGGTGGCACAGCATGATATCTTTTTTGCTGCTGCTGCCCTTATAATTAAAACAGTTAGGAAGAGACCATGACCAATTCAACCTTCGCAGTTCAACCCGCTTTTTTTGGTGACTTCGATCCATGGGGTTGCGACTGGGCCAAAGACATCCAACATGCATACGACCTCGCCAGGTATTCTGGTGTAGAGTCCATCATATGGAAAGTGCCACGTAATGGAAACGCCATGAGATGGATACGTGTGACAGAAGACGAACTGGCACTGGGTGCATAGCATTGTCCCCCTCATCCCCTATAATAAGAACATGAACAAAACAAACGAACTCAAATCTTATTACGGCGGACGTGTTCTTGCTAATGAAACAGCAATGAAAGATCCAGCAGTCCTTGCAGCATTCGCAGCAATGGAGAAGAGAAACTGGGAAGACCTAAAGACACCCAGTGGACACTTCGGATACTGGAACATCAGCGACAGACATTAGTCGCTGATACCCTATAATAAGAACATACACATCACAGGACTTCAACCCATGACCGCAACCTATCAAGCAGACCTATTCTCACCAGATTCTGACTACAACGGTTGGACAAATTATGAGACATGGAATGCAGCACTATGGATAGGCAATGATCAGGGTCTTTATGAAATTGCACGACGTGCCATGGACTGGGAGCATTTACTAGAGATCTTCGCAGGTCTTGGATTCGATCAGTCAGGCGACGGCGTGAAATGGAATGATCCAAAGATCAACGCAGTTGAGATGGATGAAATGCTAGAGGATCTCTAGCACTTGGGCAGGGATCTATGATTGTCTCAATTCAGTTGAGAAATTACGTCCTGTAAGTCCTAACCTTGACTACTACACATGACACGGGGGCAGTTAAATGCCCCCTTTTTATTTGGGGTGGGACTCCTAAGCGTTCTCTAACCTACAAAAGTATCCAGACGAGAGATAAATATATTTGAAAATGGATTTTTCAAAACCTTGAAATCCAAAAAATTTTTCCCAGGAAAAAATGCCCCAAAAAGTCGATTATAGTGACTACGATAGAATCCTTGCGAACTTCGACGAGTTCTGTGATGATTTTGAAAGTCGTGCGTCCAATGCATTCATGAGAGGAGATCAAAATGATGGAAGAGTTACAGCAGAAATTGAACGAGCAGGAGAGGACACTCCTCTGGTTGTCAGAGAGGTTGACGAGCCTGGACCAACGGATCTCCCAACTAGAGCAACCCACCTTGATGTACCGCCGTCCACACTCTGAGGAGTATGAGACAATTTCTCAGACCTTAGATTATCTTCACAATAACGTCGAAGGAATCAAAGGAGATTTAGTAAAAGTAGCAAAAGGAATTTAACATGCCTTTTATAGCAGGACCAGAAACATTTGACACATCAAGTCAAGTTGCAAGTTGCGTATATCCCCCAACAGCAATTGGAGGGGTACCGATGCCTACAACAGTCATGACGGGTGGCGCACCCCTTATGATTATTTCTGGAGCACCTGATCCATTCCCATGTGCTCCTGTGGGAGGTATTAATGTTAATCCTGTTGTTCCGATACCTTGTCCACCAGTTCCAAGGTTTATTGTACCGAAAGTGAATAAAACTGTCATTATCAATGGGAAGTTAGCAGCAGTTACTGGGGATGAAACAACCCTAGCAATTGGAGGTGGTCCCAGACTCTTGACAGGACCTTTCAAGTACCCTACAATAGTAATTGGTAAATACGTTTAAATTTACAATATGGCAAAAGCAAAAGGAAATCTAAGTGGTGGAAACTTCGTTGAAGCAATTCCCAAGAAAACTCGTCAGGGTATGGGGAAGCATTCAAAGTATGCTGCTACTTCTCGTAATGGAGCAAAGAAGAGATATAGAGGACAGGGTAGGTGAATAGCGAATGGCGATTCACTTCAGAGGTAAGTGAGAGGATTTGTAAGCATATGAATGAAGATCATATGGATGCAGTTGAATCTTACGTAAGGGATCATGTTAAATCTGCAAAGATGACTAAACTGTCTTCTGAGTCAATAGAGATAACTATAGAGATTCCCTTCCCAAGTCCTTTGAAAGATGTTTCAGAGGCACGACAAGCACTTAAGGATTTGATTAAATAGATATGTCCAAGGAGAATACTATGGTGGGACGAGTAGATAAATCAGAGGAATTTGTCAAAGGGGGAAAGACCCTTATCACCGAGGTGGAAAGTGACAAATACCTGCGCCGAAACGGGCGGCGAAAAAATGTAGAAGAAGGTGAGTTATTTGATAACGAAGAGGAATGGGCAGACGGATTTTGCGGTAAGTGAATAAATACAAATAGCTTCGTATCTTTCTGTAATGCAGACCTTCAAGACGTTTAAGGATTTAAGCGTCACGTTTAAGAAACATCCTATGACCGATGATTTATTGTCGGTCAAGGATAAGGCTGCAATTAAACAATCGGTTATGAATCTTCTGCTTACCCAGAAGAATGAGAGATTATTCAATCCAGAGTTGGGTAGTTCAATTACAGATATGTTATTTGAACCTCTTGACTATGCTAGTGCTGCAATTATTCAAACAGAGGTTAGTAACGTTCTTAACGAGTATGAACCTAGAATTGAAGTACTAGATGTTATTTGTACACCTGATGTTCGTCGGGATGGTTTTAATGTAGAGGTTCACTTTGAGATAACTGGCAGAGACGATGCACCGCAGCAGATCAACTTTGTATTAGAGAGAACCCGATAAATGCCATACGCACAAATATCAAATCTCGATTTTAAGGATATCAAGACGGTTCTCAAGGAGTACATGAGATCGCAGTCAGATTTTACTGACTATGACTTCGAGGGTTCAGTCCTTAGTAATCTATTAGACGTATTAGCATATAACACGTACTACACGGCGTTTAACACTAATATGGCAGTCAATGAGTTATTCATTGATTCAGCAACGTTAAGAGACAACGTAGTATCCATTGCAAGGCAGTTAGGATATAGACCTAGGTCTTCTACCTCTCCTACTGCATACGTATCACTTCAGGTAGATTATACAAACCCAACCTCAGACACCGAAGTAATTTTAAAGGAAGGCACAGGGTTTGTTGCGTCATTTAATAACAAAATTTATCAATTTGTAACACCAAGTAACGTTACAGCACAGGTTGTTAACGATGTTGCAACATTTAACAACGTATTATTAAGAGAGGGAACGTTCCTTACTAATACATTTACAGTTAACACCACAAATAAGACACAAAGGTTCGTATTAGACAACATAGGTATTGATGCATCGACAATTAAGGTCGAAGTGTCTATTGATGGAACGAGTGTAACTGAACCTTATCTGTTAGCAGATAACATTTTAGATATTACAGGAGATTCAAAAGTATTCTTCCTTAATGAGATTGATGATCAAAGATATGAGATAATCTTTGGTGATGGTGTCATTGGTAAGAAATTAGAAGATCAAGCAACTGTGGTTGCAAAGTACATCACAACGAATGGACCAGAAGCGAATGGGATTAGAACGTTTGTCTTTTCAGGCGTCTTAGAGAACCCCTCAGGCATCTCTCCTAATGCATTTGACACTAAGATCCTATCTACAGTCACTGCAGCTGGTGGTGAGGAAACAGAATCTATACAAGAAGTTAAGTTTGCTGCACCTAAGACGTTTGGAACACAAAATAGAGCAGTGGTTGCATCTGATTATGCTGCTATTGTCCGTAACATTTATCCTGCGATTGGTGATATCATTGTATTTGGTGGTGAAGAGCAAGATCCACCAGAATATGGTAAAGTATTCATTTCTGTTAAACCAAGAGATGCAGCATATCTAACATCATTAACAAAAAAGAATGTTGTTAATGAATTGAAGAAGTTTAGTGTTGCATCTGTAGAACCTGTTCTTATTGATCCATCTATTCTATATGTTGAGTTGAATAGTAAAATATTTTATGATGGTGGTAAGACAGATGAGACACCTACACAGATTCAGTCAAAGGCAATCAATACTTTGCAATCTTATATTGAGAGAAGTGAGACAGAGAAGTTTAATGGTAAGTTCAGGCATAGTAAGGCGGTAGGTGTTATTGATGATTCATCTAAGGCAATTACATCAAACCTAACTTCTGTGATGATGAGAAAAGATTTCTATCCACAGTTAAATTCTACCACATACTACGAGATTTGTTTCCAAAATCAATTTGATAAGGATTGTGACGATCCTGTATTAACGAGTACCGCATTTAGAGTTACCGAATACCCTAATTTTGATGTGTACTTGGAAGATAATGATGGCAAAATCGTCCTATATAGACTAGATGCTTTAACTGGAGAAAAAGTTGTCCTCGACAAGGAAGTTGGTATGATTGATTATGCAAAAGGCGAGACCGTAATGTATAATCTGACGATCATTAAAGGATCATTCTTCGACAACCGTATTTCAATTAGAGTAAAACCAGCGTCAAACGACATCAAAGCATCTCGTGAGGTGTATCTAGATGTTGATGTAGCAAGTTCATCCTTCATTGCATACAAAGAGTAATTAGATGGCAATCAAAACCAAGAAAATATCTACTCTTATTGAGTCGCAAATACCTAGCTTTATTGTAGATGAATACCCTCTATTCTCTAAGTTCGTAGAGAAGTATTACGAAGCACAGGAAAGTTCTGGGCAACCATTAGACATTGCCAACAATCTTCTAGAATACAGTGATATCAATCTTTATGAGCAAAACTTGCTCAAAGAGAATACTATTCTAGATGGTACTATTACGGATTCCGATGATACCATCGTTCTTCAGGATGCATCTTCATTCCCTGAGAAAAATGGTTATGTTAGAATTAACGACGAAATCATTTTTTACTCTACAAGAACTGACACTACCCTAAGTGATTGCTCTAGAGGTGTGAGTGGTAACACGACTTTAGGTGACTTGTATGAGGAATCTACATTTGTTACTACTGATTCTGCACCACACAACTCTGGTTCTGTAGTACATAACGTAAGTAACCTGTTTCTCTATGCTCTAATTAAGAGTTTTGAGTCACAGTATCTTGCATCCTTTCCAGAAAAATATTTAAAAGGTGATGTAGACAAGAGAACCCTAATCAAAAATATTAGGGAGTTCTACAAAACTAAGGGAACTGATTCATCTGTTAGATTTGTTTTCAATTCTATTGTCTCTAATACATCAAGAGATATTCCAGAAACATACAATCCAAGAGAATTTACATACAAATCATCTAATAGTGATTGGATTAACATCTATGCACTTAAGTGTAAGGTTGTTAGTGGTAATCCTAAGGATTTGATTGGTACAAAGATTGTACAGAAACCAACAGCAGATTATGGTTATGCTGATGCTATTGTTGACAATGTATTTTCTGATGGTACAGCAGACGATGAACAAATTTACAATATTGTATTAGCACCTGAAACTGTTAATGGTACATTTGGTGTATCTACAAAAACTAAACTCCGCAAATCCCTGTCAGGGACAGCGATCTCAGGGGATAGAATTGATGTGTCCTCAACTATTGGTTGGGATCTTAAAGGATCAGTTTTAATTGGTGATGAGACAATTGAGTTTGATGGTAAGACAGTTGATCAGTTTATCATCAAGAAAAGAGAACCAACAACCTCTTTACCTCGTGCTATTAACACTCCTGTATACAGACCAGTAGTTTTAGATGGAACTAATGTTACTCTTCTAACATTTGGTATTGTATACAATCTATTACCTTCTGATGCACAACCATATTCTGCAATTGGAGATACTATTCAAGTTTCAAATCCAGGATTTGAGACCTCTGATCCCAAAATTGTAGAAACTGGTACAAACACTACAAGATGGTTACTAAACACTGGTGCTAGTCCAAACGTACCTACGCTACCTGTAGTGTCATCTTCTCTTGATGGAGTGTCAACTAACATTTCTGCTATTCTAGAAGATGAACAGTATTATTATATTGCAAGTTCTAGTTATCCATCACATAAGATTTTAGATGGATCAACTGTTAATGAAAAAGTATTAGATCAGAAAATCCTTCGTCTTATCAGAAAGGAATCGATTAGGACTACAGAGAAGTATGAAACACCAAAGCGTGATGTTGGTATTGCTTTAAATGGTGTTCCTTTCTATGGATACAAAGATCCAGAAAGTGTTAGATATGGAAAATTAGAAGAAATTAAAATTAATACTAGAGGAACTGGTTATTCTAAACCACCTTTTGTGTTAATTGATCAAGTTCCTAATAAAGCAAGAGCAATTCTTGCTGGTCAGGTTGTAGAAAGTATCGTTGTTGATACCAATGACGTATTCCCTAGGACTCCAGACATTACTATTACCTCTGGTCGTAATGCAGATGTAAGTGCTGTTGTAACGGGCGGTAAGGTCACTAGTTTAGTTATTAACAACTCTGGTGAGTTTTACTCTGCTGCCCCTCTAATCGTCATCAGAGACGCTGCAGGACGTGGTAGATTTGCTGAATACCTTTCTATTGTGAATACTGATGGTGAGATCACTGGATTTGAGATGGTTTCTGAAGGTAACTTCTATAGTCAAGATACAGTTATTGTTGATGTCATTCCAGTTGGTAATGGTGCAGAAGGTATTCCTCTTCTTAAAGAATGGAATTTTAATAGATTTGAAAAATTAAGAAATAAATTAGACACAGAGAATGGTTATATTTTCCAAAACTATAATCCTTCAGATTTAGAATATGGTTATGGGTATGCTGCTAACCCCAAAGCTTTACGTGTTGATTTAAATGACAACATCAACAATGCAGGATCTGAACCATCTACAAAAATTCACTCTCCTATTATTGGATTTGCTTATGACGGTAACCCAATCTATGGTCCATTTGGTTATGAGGATCCATTAGATTCAACATCTTCTATTAAAAGGATGACCTCTGGTTATGACATTAACGGAGCTAGATCAGAAGGTCCATCTTTGACAAAATATCCTCTGGGATCTTTTGTTAATGATTACACCTACACTCATAAGAGTGGCACACTAGACGAAAACAATGGAAGATTTTGCATTACCCCTGACTTTCCGAAAGGAACTTATGCTTATTTCCTTACTATTGATAGCGATCAAGTACCGCAATTCCCATATACTTTAGGAGAGAATTTCTATTCTCTACCTGTTGATAGTAACTATAATTCTAACATTAGTCAAAATGACGTTCCTAAGAATTCAAAGAGATTCTATCAAAATGGAATGCAGAGAAATGGTGAAGGATTTGTTGCACAGATTGCAGAAGTACAACAAGGAAATGTAGAAGCAGTTAAAGTAGAAGGAACTTCACCAAATTTCTCTATCAATTCTCAAGTTAGATTTGATAATAAAGGTACAGAGGGATCTGAAGTAGAAGCAATTGTATCTTCTGTTACTGGACAATCAGTAAATTACTTGGAATCTAAAGAAGATAAGGTTGTTAGATTAACAACTATTCAGAATGCATATCTATTTGCTGATGATACATTAAACCAACCATCATCTGGTGCTTCTGGTTCTATTGTTGGTACA